TTAACAGAAGTAGTACTTCGATCAGAAGATACTCTTGATACAATCAAAAATAAAATTAGAGTAGCAACTATTCTTGGTACACTACAATCTACACTTACTAATTTTCCTTATCTTCGTAGTATTTGGAAATCAAATACAGAAGAAGAACGTTTGTTAGGTGTATCTCTTACTGGAGTATGTGATTGTCCTGCTATTATTAATGCTACCGAAGAAGAAATTAAAGAACTACGTGATTACGCTGTAGAGATTAATGAGGAGTGGGCACACAAGCTTAACATTCCTGCTTCAACAGCTATTACAACTATTAAACCTTCAGGTACCGTAAGTCAACTGGTTAACAGTTCTTCTGGTATTCATGGTAGGTTTGCTGAACACTACATTCGGACAGTACGTGGAGATAACAAAGATCCTCTTACTGACTTTATGAAAATTTCAGGGGTTCCTAGTGAACCTTGTTTTATGAAACCAGATAGCACTACTATATTCTCTTTCCCGATTGCAAGCCCTAAAGGCTCTATAATGGCAGACGATCTTAGTGCTATTGAACAATTGAAACTATGGTTGAAATTAAAACAGAACTGGGCAGAACACTCTGTATCTATTACTGTGTATGTGAAAGAAGATGAGTGGTTAGAAGTGGGAGCCTGGGTATATGATAATTTCGATCACCTTACAGGTGTATCGTTCTTGCCCTACTCAGAACATTCTTATGAGCAAGCACCTTATCAACCTGTTTCTGAAAAGGAATATAATGCAGCACTCTCAGAATTTCCACCGTCAATCAACTGGAATGAACTCTCAATATATGAGCAGGAAGACAATACAGAAGGTGCGCAAACCCTCGCCTGTACGGCAGGTGGATGCGAAATCTAGTGACTTGGAAACAATAAAGACTAAGCCTTGGAAAAGAAAAAGAAAAGTTAATGCAAGGCTTAGAGCTTTTAGATTACGTTGTGCTCGCAGAAAATATAAACAACTAGGAATCTATTTAGAGGAAGAATAATGCCAACAATCCCATTACAAAATTTAGGTATAAAAGGCTTAAATACTGATGTGCCACCACAGGCGTTATCTCCTGAAAACTTTTCGGAGGGTCTCAATATGAGGCCTTCCGATGGTTCCTTACAAGGGGTCAAAAGATTTTCTACAACCTTTGATACTAATACTACTGGAAGTACCGCTAGGAATGTTTATGCAGTAACCCAGTGGACTCCTGTGGGTTCAAGTAGTTTTAACTTAGCTTATCTTTACGAATCTTCCACAGGGGTAGTGTCCTTTCAAGTATCTCAAGATATACTTAATCCTATTAGTAGCTCTTCTACTGTTACAGCAGTAACTAATCTAAGTCCTGATGGTAGATTTGGTTTTGACTTCTTTACATTTAACGGTGTTATCATTGTTAATGATGGTATTAATCAACCTATTCGTATATCTAATAACGGTACTGAGGCTGCACCTAACTATCAAGCATTGTTTCTTTCTAACTGGTTTACCGGAGCAGGAGATGGTAGTGCTCAAGAGGCAGTGGTAGCAAACAGAGTTACTGCCCAGAAGCTGGCAGCTTATAACAATAGACTTGTTGCTTTAAATCTTAGTGGTGCTTACTTATCTAATGAAAATCTAGGCAACTCTTCTTTAGCATGGTCTACTCCTATCACTGATATTAATACTCTTAATGGTATAACTTGGAGATTCTCTTCAACAAATAGTGCTGGAGATGACATACTAACAGAAACCTCCGGTCAGCTTCTTGGCGCTAAACAACTAGGTTCCTATTTAATTGTTTACAAAGATGATTCGGTTTATAGATACCAAGATACTGGAGATCCTCTTTACTTGTCCAGTGAAATGTTGTTTGAAGATGATGGGCTATATAGTCCAGATTGTTTTGAAGACATTGGTGATGGTAGACATTTCGTATTAGGTAACTATGGTATTTATTTACATGATGGCGGTCCTAACAAACTAGACATATCTAAAGGTAGAATACAAAAAGATATTTACAGTACAGTTAATCCCGATCACAGAGATCGTACATTTACTTTCTTGAACTCAAGAGACAAAGAAGTGTGGGTGTGTTACAGTGCTGTTGGTAACTCAGGTACAGGAACTAACTTTGCTTACGTGTATAATTATAAAGAGGATACATGGCATAAGCGTTCATTACCAGATTTAAAAGGAATAACTGAGGGTGAAATTAATGGTGAGTTATATACTTACGGATTTAGTGATCAAGGTCTTTTTCTTTTAACCGCCTCAATGGAGTCGGGAGGATACGCTAGATTCCTTAAACAAGACTTAGGTAACCCTCATGTTACTAAAAATATCAATGCTGTATATCCAATGAGTGTTAGGGCGTTTAATACTACAGCTATCGCAGCCAACAGTCTTAATAACACCACAGTAAACTCAGAATTAAATAAGTCTTATTCAAGCAGGGATGCACGTTATACAAGAACATTCGACCCGGATAGCAACTCGGGTTATAAAAAAGATTATAGACTTAATGGTAGATATTTTAATGTAGAGATATCTATGGCAGGGGATGTTAACCCCGAAATAACAGGACTTGATTTAGAAGTTAAACCTTCTGGTCAACGATGACACTGCTACTCGCAGGATAGGAGTAAAGAATGAGCAACGTATTCATACCTTCATCAATTAGAGATAAGGCAACCAGAGATACTTTTATTGCTGTTGTAAAAGAGTTAAACACTGTAAAGACAGTTACTACTTCAGCAACTGATCCTAGTATATACACTCCCGGTAGACCTGGGGATGTTATCTTTTCGGAAAGCAGTAATAGTATTTGGGTGTTCTCAGGAACTACTTGGGTTCTTGCAGCAGACAATACTACTACTGCTACTGTTACTTTGTTTAATAAGTCTAGTGTAGTTTCTGCCCCTGCTTTACCTACCGGATCTTTTACTTATACATTTTCTTCAAGTGTATTATCAGGATCTGGGCTTAATGGTTGGACTCAAACTCCACCATCTCTAAATAAAGGGGAATACCTTTGGTCTATACAAGCCCCTGCTGTCTCTGCCCTTACTACTGATACAGTAAATGCAACTGAGTTTAGCGCTCCTGCTATTATAGGTATTGGTGGAGAAGATGGTTTAGCAGGAAACTTTTCTGACTTGCAAGGAGCTATTGCTCAGACACAAATACCCGCAGGTATAATTGACTCTACTCGTATAGCTAACGATGCGGTAATAGCATCTAAGATTAGTGCTAATGCTGTTGGTGCCAATGCTATTGCTGCTAATGTAATCACTGGAAACAAAATAGCAGCTAATACTATTACAGGAAATCTTCTTGCTGCTTCAAATATTATTACTAGTTCTGCTCAAATGAACAATGCAACTATTCTTACTGCTACTATTGGTAATAACCAGGTTACTTTTCCTCAGATGGCAACTGGCTCTAGTCAAACAGATGTCCTCTTGACTGATACTACGACAAATACATATGCGTCATTAACAGTACCTGCATCGGGAGCACCTGCGCAAATCAAAGGTTATTTTACAGTTTCTTGGTTAAATTCTAGCAATGCCATAGATATGACAGGTTATGCTAATTTCAATGTTAGTCTTAAAGTTAATGGCTCTGTTATAGCAGGTTTAAACAATGCGCATGTTGCGGCTATCAATTCCCCTACCATTATGTTGAGTGGTCAAACTACTGTAACAGGTTCCACAACTATTACATTAGAGATAACCAACACAGGGGTAGGTAATGCAACTAAAGTTCGTTACATTTATCCTAGAGTTGAATACTTGGAGTTAAAGCGATGATGCAGAATTATACAATTTATAATGCCGACAAGATACGTATTGTGCTGCACACAACGCTCGAAGGTCTTCAGCTTAACTTACAATCAGGTGAAAGTTATATAGAAGGTGAATTTTATGATGATAAATATTATGTAAAAAATAATTCTCTTCATGAATTTCCAGCTAAGCCAGACTATCCCGCAAACTTTGATAAGGAATTAGAGTCATGGGTTTGGGATGAAGGAATAACTTGGGCGCAGTTGAGACATAAAAGAGGATTACGCTTATTAGAATTAGATCCAATAGTAAGCAATCCATTACGTTGGGCAGAACTTAGCGCTGAAAAACAAGAAGAGTATACTAACTATCGTTTAGATTTACTTGATTTACCTGAGAATACAATAGATCCAAGAAACCCAGTGTGGCCTAATAAGCCATAATAGAGATAAAATAATAATGGAAGTAATTCTACTAACACCTCAACAAGTTGTAACTCACTGGCGAACTATTGAACCTGCTATAGAGAGTGCGCTTGAAAGCAGCGTGAACGAATCTACTACCTATGACTATCTTACGTGGTTACAAGACCCACAAAATTATCAATGTTGGGTAGTTCAAAAAGATAATGAGATTATAAATGTTAGTGTAACTAAGATTAACAATTATGCTACACACAAGTCTCTTCATCTTGTAACTACCACAGGAATAAATGGAGCAAGATGGGAGTCCTATAAAACCGCCCATCATATAATAGAACAATTCGCCCGTGATCAAGGATGTAGAAGAATAGAGATGTATGGTCGCAAAGGATGGTCGAGAGTACTGGATAAATTAACAGGCTCTAAAAAAGAAAAATACAGAGAAGTGTATGTAGTACACTCTATGGAGTTAGAAAATGAGTAACAGTTTATACAATCCATTCTCACCTATGCGTCATATTAACCCTAGATCTTCAGGCCTAATCGTATTTAAAGGGGGTGGCGGTAGCGAAACAATAGAGTCAATCCCTGAGTGGTACAAACCTTTTATTGAAAAGGCAGCAGGTGAAGCCTCTGCAGCTTACAGTGAAGGTGATCTTAGCAAAGTTGCTGGACTTAATCCTTCCCAGGAATTAGGTATTGATGCATTAACACAAGCAGGTAACTTAGCTTCTAATCAGTATAATACTGGTGTTACTGGACAAGATGTTCTTATGGAACAAGCACAAGGTACTGGGGCATTTAGCCCTACCAGTACAGAAGCTCTTCGTACCAAAGCTATTCGAGATGCTCAAGGAGCCTTTGCTCCTGTTGGTGCTAAATTAGCTGCCTCTAATCAAATTGGTGGTGCTCGTGCAGGTTTACTTAATCAAGAACGGGATGCCAACCTTGCTAGTGCTCTTGCAGGGCTGGACTATGAGGCTGCACAAGCAGATAAAGCTTCCCGTGCTGCAGGTGCTCAGAGTTTATTAAGTTCTTCAGGACAACTAAGTAAGCAAGCAGGTGATGCTGCAGGATATTTAGGTCAAGCAGGAAGTACTTTACAAGAACAACAACAGAGAGAGCTGGATGCAAGTTATCAAGGTTTGTCTCGTTTAGGTAGTTTACTTAGTGGTGCTCCGGTACCCCAACAGCAGCAGGTATCAGGAGGAAAGTAAATGGGAGGAACAACTCCAACCGTAAAGGGTTACGAGGAAGGAACTAACAACGTTCCTTTTAACACTTTTACAGGGTCTTCTGGCACTCAAATGCAGTTAGATCCTACTCAAAGAAGATTTTTACCCTTTAATAATCTTCCCGCTAATATGTATGGCCCAGTAACTACTGGAAAAACATATGAGGATAGTCCTTATTTTATTCAACCTTATGTGGCTCCCGTAGTAGAAACGGTCACTGATAATAGTACCGACACTTATACCCCTGTTATAACTGACGATGCAGGTAACACTGCTACATATTTAGGGGTAGACCCTTACGATCCTGAAGGAGATGATAATTTTCTGACCGAAGAAGAGATAGCTTCCCGAGTTAAAATAATTCAAGATGTAATAGGTGACCCTAATTATGATCCTAATACAGACGTTTTAACGGAAGAACAACAAGCTCTTGTTATGAATCAGACAACTACTCTCGATGGTGATCCTAATACTAACGATTATGCTGATCGAGCAGATATTGCGATGGATGATATCTATAACAATAATCAGCAAATATATGGAACAGAAACAGGTAACAACGTTACTTCTCTGGTTACTGGACAAAATACAGGTACCCCTGCTCCTTGGACTCCTCCTGGGTATGAGGTAGGCGCTGACGGAACTTGGGAGGTAGTGGAAAAGAATAATGATACACCTACACCTACCACAATTGAAGATCTACAAGTTCCTGGCACCTCTACTTTAAAAGTTAACACGAGTGATGATCCAGTTGTAGTAAGTTCTAATTCTAATTATACAGAAGTGGTTAACCCGGGAACAAATGGAATCACACGGGTTTATCATAATACCCCTAGTAATGATAATAGTTCTGATAATTCTTCTAGCAGCTCTTCTGGGGATAGTACTGTAATTTGTACTGCCCTTAACAAGATGGGTTATTTGTCTGACGAGATCTACGCTATTGACTCAGAGTATGGACTTAAATTAAAAGCAAGAGACCCTATGTTATACTATGGTTATCGTATTTGGGCATTGCCACTATCTATTTACATTCAACGTAACACTATTGATGCTGTAGCAGTGCGTAATATTGTTGCTCCAATAACTCTTACTTGGGCAAAAGAAATGGCACATCAAATGAGGCCAAAAGAATATAAACCAAATTACGGTGGCAAGCTAGTTATGCTAGTTGGATACCCAATTTGTAGAATGATAGGTCATATATTTTTAGGTAACTTAAAAAAGAAGGAAATTTAATATGTCATTTTTAGGAAGAGATCCTCTGGAAGCAGAGAAACAAAGACAAGGAATGGGTGCTAACTACGTACAAAGTAGACCTGCCGCCCAATCACAACCCGGTCTTGGTAGTATGTTAGCTGATACTGCTATGAACAATGGTATGAATATGGCCTTAAAGGGGCCTCTACAAACAGCTTCTAATGCATTATTCGGTACAGTAGGTACAGCAGGCACAGCAGCAATACCGGCTACCGCTACTGCAGCAGCAGTTCCAGCAGTGGCAGGAGTTCCAGCTTCAGGGGCGTTAGGTGCTATTGCCTCATCAGGTGCCTTAGGTGCATCAGCTGCCCCTATGTTGGCAGCTATGGGGCCTTTTGCTATTGCAGCTTTACCTTTCTTACTTAAAGATGGTACATCATCAGTACCTAACATTGACTACGGTATAGATCCTCTCTCACAAAGAAACTCTTACAGAGATGGAACTTGTTCTGTCAGGAAGTATAACAAAGGTAGTATGGGTGTTAAGCCTACAACTAACATGGCTTATGCTGATGGTGTAGATAGCGTACCTTCTATGCTTACTCCCGGCGAAGCAGTAATTCCTGCTCCTGCCGCACAGAACCCAGCCAATAAACCTGCGATTAACGCTATGATTAATGAAGGCA